AAAGCAATATGAACCAAGAAGAAATAGTATTACCCACTCTGTCGAAAGATTTGATAGATAAGCTTGACAAGCTATACCCCGATAAATGTCCCCTCTTGACAGACGACGATAGAATGGTATGGTTTAAAGTAGGACAACGTAGTGTAATTAATTATCTACAACAAATTTACGACGAACAACTTCAAGACAACATCATAACCAAGGACTAATACTATGTGTATGTCAACGCCCGACATTCCTCCGCCACCTCCACCTCCTGCACCGCCTCCTCCTCCGCTACCTTTAGCAGAGAAAGCAGTAACAAGTCGTCAAGCTAGACCACAGCAGAAGCGTCGTAGAGGTACGTCTCAATTAACAGTTCGTCGTCCGTCTGTAACTATGGGTGGTAGCGGTGGAACAGGCGTACAACTTTCTTCGTAACAAATAACAAAAGGATATAAATCATGCTTCGCTCTCTCGCAAAACTAACTCTACTTTCAGCAGGTACTTCAGCTGCGGCAGGTAGTTCATTTAGTGTCGAAAGGTCTAAGGGCTGGACGTTCTGTATAGAATCAACAGGTGTAACTTCAGGAGCTACTGTAGCAATTGAAGCTTATATCGGTGATGTCTGGAGAACAGTAGACAGTCGTACTATCACCGCCACTGGTAACACTCTAATAAGAGATGACCACGGACACTACGAAAAAATAAGAGCTTCGATCACAGCTTACACTGACGGTAGTTACGACGTGTTTGCTACGGGTTCAGTTGAAGGGCTTTAAGTCATGCCTTCTCCATCGGAGTTTAATAATCCCTCTCAATTTGTTGTACCGAGTTGGGGAACTACTTATCCGTTAGATAACTTTGACAACACCTTCCAAGCCTACTACGATATACAAGCAAACATAGAAGCTAGATCGGGTGATCCTGTTGGTACTATTTACTTAGCTTCTGATGTTGTTCGCATATATGTCTACGATGGTACGGATTGGCAGTACTACACAGGGACATAATAAATGCAAGAGACAGCACAAGGACTTTACCACAGCTTAGAGAACCAACGGTACTCATACTTAGATAGGGGTCGTACTTCTTCTGAGTTGACCTTGCCTTATGTTCTACCACCTGACGGTCACAACTTCGCTACTAAATACTACACACCTTATCAAGGCATCGGAGCTAGAGGTGTACTGAACTTGTCATCTAAGTTACTACTTGCTTTACTTCCACCTAACGCTCCCTTCTTCCGTCTAGTTATAGATCGTTATGAGTTGGACAAAGCTAAAGCAGAGTTAGGACCAGAAGGAGCAGAGCAGTTACGTACTGACTTAGAGAAAGCTTTAGCTGATGTAGAGCGTAGTGTATCGCAAGAGGTTGAAGTACAGAACTTTAGGAACGGTATATTCCAAGCACTAAAGAACTTATTAGTTAGTGGTAACAGTCTGTTATACTTACCTGATGAGGGTGGTATACGGGTGTTTCGTTTAGATCGTTATGTAATCAAGAGAGACCCAATGGGTAATGTAACACATATAGCTGTCAAAGAAACGGTAGCTCCTATGATGTTACCTGAGAGTGTGCGAGAAGAAGTATACCGTCAGGAGAAAGAGAATACTTGCGACCTATACACTTCAATCATTCGAGAAGGAGATCAATTTAAAGTACAACAAGATGTCAAAGGAATGGTTATCGAGGAGTCGATTGGATCGTATTCTATCGATAAGTCACCTTGGCTACCTTTACGCTATACACATATCGACGGAGAAGATTACGGACGTGGATTTGTTGAGGAGTACATTGGAGACATCAAGTCACTTGAAGCTTTAACTAAAGCAATCGTAGAAGGTAGTGCAGCAGCAGCTAAGGTTCTATTCATGGTTAATCCTAACGGTACGACTAGAGCACGGACACTAGCAGAAGCTCCTAACGGTGCAATTGTACAAGGGTCTGACGCAGATGTATCGGTGTTACAACTTAATAAGTTCAATGACTTCCGTACTGCTCAGGCTACCATGCAAGGTATAACAGATAGGTTAAGCCAAGCTTTCCTTTTAACTTCGGGAGTTGTACGTGACGCTGAAAGAGTAACTGCTGAAGAGATAAGAATGCTCAGTCAGGAATTAGAAGCTGCATTAGGAGGACTCTACTCGTTACTGTCTCAAGAACTACAGCTCCCGATTGTTACTCGCTTGATGGATAAGATGTCCAAAGAGAAGCGACTGCCTAAGCTACCTAAAGATATTGTTAAGCCTACGATTGTTACTGGTGTTGAAGCATTGGGTAGAGGTAACGACTTACAACGACTCGATCTATTCCTTGCAGGAGCTAACCAAGTAGTAGGCCCACAAGCTGTAACACAATATCTTAATGTATCTGATTATTTTAAACGTCGTGCTACTGCTCTTGGTATTGAGACTGAAGGACTTATCAAGACAGAGGAAGAAATTCAACAAGCTATGCAGCAAGCTCAACAACAGGAAATGATGATGAAGTTGGGTGGACCTGCCGTAGCACCTGCTATCAATGCTGCACAGGAACAGTACATGGCATCACAAGAACAACCACAAGAGGAATAACAAATGGCAGAATTACACCGAGTAGAGATTAACGATAAAGCACCTAATGAGATCGAACCTGAAGCTGACGAAGCGGTTGAGACTCCTGAAGTTCAACAAGAGGAACCACAGCAAGAGCGTCCTGAGTGGTTACCTGAAAAGTTTAAAAGTGCGGAGGACATGGCACAAGCATATGCGTCTCTTGAAAAAAGAATGGGAGCAGGGGCAGAAGAAGTTGAAGAGGAACAACCCAAGAAAATGGATAAGGCAGAGGAGCCGCCAACAGAAGAAGCTAGTAATTATAACGAAGCTGTTGTTGAAGCTAGTCAGGAATACTTTGCAAACGACGGTCAACTGTCTGAAGATACTTATAAGAAACTTGAAGAAGTAGGACTACCTCGTGATCTCGTCGATAGTTACGCAGCTGGTCAACAAGCTTTACTGCAAACAGAAGAAGCCCAGATCAAAGGAGTGGCAGGTGGAAACTACGATGCTATGGCTGAGTGGGCAAACGACAATTTACCGCAGGAGGAAGTCGACGCATTTGACGAAGCTGTTACAGGAGGCACGATACAACAAGCGAAGTTAGCAGTCCAAGGATTATATGCTAGGTATCAAAATTCTACAGGTTCTAAACCACAGCTTGTACAAGGAGGGCTAAGTGGTTCTTCTACAATGCCTTATCAATCTATGCAGGAGTTAGCTCGTGCTCAAGCAGACCCTCGATATAAGAGTGGTGATAAAGCTTATCATAATGAGGTTGACAGACGTCTCGCTGTGAGTAGTTTTTAAACTTTCATGTGTGTGTATAAGTAAGTGAGAAGCCTTGGACACATCCGTATTTTATTTTCTCTCGTTTTATTGGGTTTCGGGAGTTTCTTTAACGGATGTTCCAAGGCTTCTTTTTATCCCGCATTGGGAGCCACAGGTGGTGCTGCCGTTGGTAGCCTCGGTGGTCCTGGTACTGCTGCTGGCGGTGCTGCCCTCGGATGGGGAGTAGGAGAAGTCTCTAAATACATGGAAGAAAACAAACATTTAACAAACCAAGTCAAAGCGTTAAGTGAAGGAGATGTACAACAACTCGTCAAAAATCAGCTAGATGAATCTATGGATGAAGGCTTCTTTGACGGTATGTTGACAGAAATTTATGGCTTGCTAAAGCTATGTCTCGTAGGTGTAGTCTTATGGAATGTCATACCGATCATATATACGAGGTACGTTCACAAGAAGACAAAGAATGGAGTTTCAAGTTAAGAGATTACTACGGATATACCGTGGACTAAAGACGAGGGAGAAAGCACTAGTGTTGACAATTGGTGTATTTATTGGTCTTATAGTAATCGGTAACATATTTAATAATTTATAGACGATTGCAACAATTAGTCCCTAGACCTACTGCGGTAGACAATCCTGTGAGCACGAAAGAAGTAAGAGTCAACCAACCAACAACTAACTATAACAACAACAAAATAGGAGACTATATATTATGGCAAATGGAAATACATCCCCAAGTCGCGTAGGTCTTATTGAAGGTGGAGCTGACAACGATGCTTTGTTTCTCAAGAAATTTTCTGGAGAGATTCTGCAAACATTCGACGAGTCCAACGTATTCAAGGCACTACATACAATCAGAACAATCGAAAACGGTAAGTCCGCACAGTTCCCAGTAACGGGTATTGCTTCAGCTAACTACCACACTCCAGGCGAGAACATTGCTGACGGTGGA